AAAGAATTTTTAAAAAGAGATTCACAGACAAATATAAAAATGTTTGAAAAATTTACTGGTAAAAAATTTGATCCTTTTGGGGGAAATGGTAAACTTTAATTAAGGAATAAGTTAAAAATGACTAAAAAAGAATCAGATCGTAAAAAAGATTATACCAATGCGTATAAGCAATTAACTCCACGGGGTCCTGCTACTATAATAGTAGGCGATGAAGCTATACTTAATCCTTATCGTAGTCCTATAAGAAGAAAATATAAATTACCTAATAACAGAGAAGATTATATAACAAAAATATATTCAAAGAATAAGAAAAAAAAGAAAGAATAAGTGGAACCAATAAAGATTAAGAAAGTAGCTAGAGTAGTTCCATTTGGTTTTAAACAATCACAAGATTCTAACTATTTAGAACCAGTTAAAGAAGAAATGGATGCTCTTAAACAGGCACAAGAATATTTAAAAACTTGCTCATTAAGAGAGACTGCTAAATGGGTACATAGAAAAACAGGAAGATACATATCACATGTCGGACTTAGAAAAAGACTTGAACGAAGTAGCACCACCGAAGCCGAAGAAAATAGTTCAGAAAAAAGCCAAGAAGTCAGTCAAACAGATACTAGCTCGCACTCGTAAGAAAGTTGCAAAGGCAGAACAATCTTTACGTTCTGCTAAACGTCATGCAGAAAATACTAAAAGTAAACTGTTAACTATTAATAAAGCTTTAACAGGAAAAGAGACACAGCTACTTACAGAAGATGTAATTAAAAGTGCACCTAAAACAGTGCAAGAGCATATAAACCAGCAAGATGTAATCTTTAGACCTAACGATGGTCCACAGACAGAATTTCTTGCAGCTCCCGAAAGAGAGGTATTTTATGGGGGAGCGAGAGGAGGTGGAAAATCCTATGCTATGTTGGTAGATCCATTAAGATACTGCCATAAAGAAACGCATAGAGCACTCCTTATTAGACGGACAATGCCAGAGTTAAGAGATTTAATTAATCATTCTCAAAGACTATACTCGAAGGCATTTCCAGGAGCAAAATGGAGAGAACAAGAAAAAGAGTGGAGATTTCCTTCAGGAGCAAAGATAGAGTTCGGTTACGCAGAGAATATGACAGATGCTTTACGTTACCAAGGGCAATCTTACACATGGATAGGAATAGACGAATTACCACAATATCATTCGCCAGATATATATAATTTTTTAAGATCATCTTTAAGATCAGTTGATACTGAGATTCCAGTTTACATGAGAGCAACAGGGAATCCAGGTAATATAGGTTCACAATGGGTACGTGAAATGTTCGTGGATCCCGCTATGCCTAATTTTGCCTTTGATATTAATATAGATACACCTAATGGTAATAAAGTAATTACAAGAAGATTTATACCAGCAAAACTTCAAGATAATCCTTATCTAATTCAGACAGATGATTATTATGTTATGCTGGCATCATTGCCAGAAATACAAAGAAAACAATTCTTAGAGGGAGATTGGGATGCATTTGAAGATTCAGCATTTCCTGAATTTAATAAAAGTATACATGTGGTTGATCCCTTTGAGATGCCTAAAGGTTGGCAGAAATTTCGTGCTGCAGACTGGGGTTATAGTTCTCCTGCTTGTGTTCTTTGGTTTGCTATTGATTATGATAATAATTTATGGGTATATAGAGAATTGTATACCAAAAAGATTACGGCAGATGTATTCGCACGAAAAGTCCTAGAGCTAGAACACGGAGAATACATACGCTACGGGGTCTTAGACGCTAGTACATGGGCAAAGAGAGGTGATATAGGTCCAAGCATCGCAGAAACAATGATTCAAACAGGATGCCGCTGGAGGCCCTCTGATAGAACATCTAAAAGTAGAATTAGTGGTAAGCTAGAAATTCATAAAAGATTAAAGATTAGTGATGATAAGAAAAAGGAACCAGGAATTAGAATCTTTTCTAATTGTAGAAATTTAATTCGAACACTACCTCTTTTACCATTAGATGATAATAATCCTGAAGATATTAATACACATGTAGAAGATCATGCTTATGATGCGTTAAGATATGGATGTATGAGTAGACCTATACATACAAGTTATGCAAACAGATTTAATAGAACTCCTAAACCACAATTCCAACCTGCCGATAGAATATTTGGATATTAGTTAATACTATAAAAAGGAGACAGTGAAAAAAATTAAACTACCTATTGTAGATAAAAAGAATTTTCCTTATACACTAGTAATGGTTTATTGGGAAGATATAGTTGGAGATGTAGCTTGGGCAGATATATCTGATATTAAAAAATCTAAAACTGCAGTATGTTGTAGTGTTGGATGGTTAATATTACATACAAGTAAAACAACTGTTGTTATGGCTGATTTTATTTTTGAAGATAATGGTAAAATAAAACAAGGTGGTGGATATACAACTATTCCAACAAAGAATGTATTGTCAATTAAAAAAATAAAAATATAGGAGAAACCCCATGGCAAGAAAAAAGAAAACAAGAACAGTATCGGATGTCATTGAGGATATCAGAGAGTTACATGAAAAGGAAGAAGACTTATTAATGGAGCTTGAAGATTTAACTGAAGAGTCTGATATTGATGAAGGAGATGAATAATGGAAACTAAATTTGACCCAAAAACTAAAGTGAAACAAGGAGATCTTGGTTCAGCACCTGATGGCAAACAGCCAAATCAGGAAGCTACTAATATTGATTTTGATAAACATGCACCAGGTAAAGGTAAATCTAAAAATTATTTAGATTTAGAAAAGAGTGGTGAGTATTTAACTAAATCAGGAAAAGAACATGTACAAGATTCATTGTTTAAATTAGCTGATCAAAAAGATTATTAATAAATAAATAACAAGGAGAAATAAAAATGCCAGAAGGATATGGATACCCAAAAGGTGAAGCAATTTTAGGAAAGATTAAACAAGGTGAATTTGGATCTGATGTTGCTAAAAGACCTAATGAAAAATTAAATATGAACCCTAATCAAAAAGTTAAACAGGGTGATTTAGGTAATGCACCAGACGGACCAGGAAAAAAAGAAAAAGTAGACGCATCGATTTTTAAAAAAGCAGAAGTTAGAGATTACTAGTCATGGCAATCAGACCTGATAAAGATGTTCTTAATGAACATGCTAAGTTTACTAAATTTGATAAATATAAACAAAAACCTGAAATAATGAAGGTAGCTGATATATCTCAACAAGATATTGATGCTAGAGGATTAAGAGGTTTTAAAAAGTATAATCTTGAAACTTTACAAGAATTAGGTCTTGTTAATCCTACACTTACAGAAGATGAATTAGAAACATTAAAAAAATCTAAAGATGTAAAGCCTACAGGAAAATACAAAGAAACATAATTAAATGGCAGATAAACCATATACAGAAGAGTATCATCCACTAGTTGGATATATTAGAACTAGATTTCAACAAGCAGAAACTTCTAGGTTATATGATGAAAAGCGTTGGTTAAAAGCTTATAGAAATTATAGAGGACTCTATGGTCCTGAAATGTCTTTTCGTTCTAATGAAAATTCAAAAGTATTTGTTAAGATTACAAAAACAAAAGTACTTGCATCATTTGGTCAAATTATAGAAGTATTATTTGGTTCAGGAAAATTTCCAATTGGAGTAGAGCCAACTCCTGTTCCTGAGGAAATGGCAGAGTATGCCCATTTAAAACCACAACAAATGCAACAACAGAATGGTGCTGCAAATGGAAATGGTGAAGATATAAATCCATATGGTTTTCCTGGAGATGGTAAAGAAATTCCAAAAGGAGCTACAGCAGATATGCTCATGGAAAATCTTGCACAAAATTATGAAGCACTTGGTTTAGATGAGGGACCTGCTCCTGATCCTAGATCAATGCCACAAATTGAACCTGCAAGACTTGCTGCAGAAAAACTTCAAAAAGTTTTACACGATCAACTAGAAGAAACAGATGCAATTAAAATTCTTCGTCATGTATTTTTTGAAATGTGTTTATTAGGTACAGGTATTTTAAAAGGTCCGTTTACTGAAGATAAAGTATATCATAAATGGGAAACTGATCCTGAAACTGAAGAAGATACTTACATAGCAAAAATTAAATCAGTTCCAAAATTAGAAGCAGTATCATGTTGGGATTTTTATTCAGATCCTAATTCAACTAATATGAATGATGCTGAATATGTAATTCAAAGACATTCATTTAATAGACAACAATTTGTAGATCTAATGAAGCGTCCTTTATTTGATGCTGATGCAATTCGTGCATGTTTAGAAATGGGAGCTAACTATCAAACTAGAGGATATGAATCTTCTTTGTATGATAGAGAGAATATTGAAAATTTATATAAAAATAGATTTGAAGTTTTAGAATATTGGGGTTTATTAGATAAAAGAATTGCTAAAGAAATTGGATTCGATCATGATGATGATGAATTAGATGTAGTATCTGTAAATGCATTTATTTGTGGTAATAAAGTTTTAAGATGTACTATAAATCCATTTACACCTACAAGATTACCTTATATGGTATGTCCATATGAAATAAATCCATATCAATTTTTTGGAGTAGGTATTCCAGAAAATATGGATGACTCACAGGCAATTATGAATGGCCACGCAAGAATGGCAATTGATAATTTAGCCCTATCAGGTAATCTAGTATTTGATATTGATGAAACATTATTAGTTCCAGGTCAAGATATGAAAGTATTTCCTGGTAAAATATTTAGAAGACAAAGCGGACAACCTGGACAAGCTATACATGGATTAAAATTTCCTAGTACAACTACCGAGAATATGATGATGTTTGATAGATTTAGACAGTTAGCTGATGAATCTACAGGTATACCATCCTATTCACATGGTACCACAGGAGTACAAACTACAACAAGAACTGCAGCAGGAATGTCAATGTTGATGGGAGCTGCAGCATTAAATATTAAAACAGTTATCAAAAATATTGATGACTATTTATTAAAGCCCCTAGGTAAAACATTATTCTACTGGAATATGCAGTTTAATGATGAGAAGCCTGAGATAAAAGGTGATTTAGATATTAAAGCAAGAGGTACATCTTCTTTAATGCAGAAAGAAGTTAGATCACAAAGACTAATGACATTTATGCAGACAGCAGCTAACCCTTCTTTAGCACCGTTTGTTAAATGGCATACAATACTAAAAGAAGTTGCTAAATCATTGGATATTGATCCTGAACAAGTTATTAATGATCCAGATAAAGCAGCTATATTTGCAAAAATAATGGGGATGGCAAATGGAAATCAAAATAATACAACCGCTGCTGGAGGACAAGCCCAAATGGGACCTGCTATGCAAGCACCTGCAGGAGCTTCGCCAACAGATAATACAGGAGCTGGAGGTGGCAACATCGGAACAGGCAATGTTCCGTTGCCAGGGGAAGCTGGCTTTGCTCAAGCAACTCCTGACACTGGATAACGCTCTTAAACAAAGTAAAAAGGATAAATTAAAATAATATGTCTTTAACACCAAGTAACGTACCATGGGATTCTAATAGGTACAAAGCTACTGAATATGTTATAAGTTATGACTCTAATGGAGTTCCAACTTTAAATAAAAAAGAAGCAGATTATACTGGAGTTAATTATAATTTTGCTTCTTTACCTACGGGTACTAGTACTACAACTTCTGGTGTAACTACAGGAACTACAGCTCAAACTACAACTCAAACTACACAACAACAAACTAGTGAAGCTTTTGGAGATGTAACACCTCACTATTGGGATGATGATAAATCTACTAAAATAGCTGCAACGTCTAGTTGGACAGAATCTCCTTTTGATCCAAATAAATTTAATATAGATAAAGAACATCAACAAAAAATGGAAATACTTGGTATAGAAAAACAACTTGCAGCAGGTGGTCTTGACTATGAAGAAGAACGAGCTTTAAGAGAACAATTAGATAAATTAGGATCTTATGATAAAATTACAGGTAAATATATATTAAAAGAAAAAGAACCAACAGGTTTATTAGCTAAATTTCCTTCACCATTCATAACGGCTGCAAGAGGAGTAGGTGCTTTTTTAAAGGATATTATACCAGAATCAACTGCTGTACAAAAATTAAATAGTAGACTTTTTACAACAAGAGGTGATTTAGGTTCATCAACAGATTCTCTTAGAATAACTGGTGATCCTACAAAAGAATTATTTGCTGGAATGAATAGAACTTCTGCCCATGGTAATTTAGAAAAAGCTGGTGCTAAAAGAATTGCAACTAGAAATTCTAAAAAAACTCAAGATAGAT